TCTGCGCGTTGCCCACCGTCTCAAGGTCGTTCTTCGCTGTCGCGTCGTAGATGCCTGCGTTAGTAAAGTTGCAGAGAAGTTGGGTGTTGGAGATTGCAGTAAGCGGCGCTGTGGGAACGGTGTAAGTCGCGCCAGAATAAACTGCGGTTCCAACAACAAGTCGGACGTTTCCAAGATAACCTTGCAAGTAAAAATCATTGCCGCCAAATGCAATGTATCGTTTGCCAAGCGTAATCGTTGTTGCGCTTGAAAAGTTTGTTGTATCGGTTTGTTGTGCGCCTCTAACGCCGTTTAAGTAATAACTGACATTGTTGGAACCGCTCCCGCTTCGCACACAAGCAAAATGGTTCCAAGCGTTTGTAACGACTCCACTAAACGTGGTTTCCGAATTTCCACCTATTGCGACGTTTACGGTTGTCCCAGAGGTAACATAAAAATACAGGGTACATCCCGTTCTAAAATCTATCGGGAAATAGGTGTTTGTTGTGGTTGGGTAAAACCAAACATCAACCGTAAAATCACCCGATCCAAGCGCAAGGTTGGTTGATGATGCGGTAGTAAGATAATCCCCACTGCCATCGAAGTACGCCGCACCTGTCGTGGTGTCCGTATCCGCAAACGGAGAGAACGCCTTGATCGAGGTGTTGCCATTTACCGTGATAGCAAAACCGTTCGTGCTGTTGTCAATGAAGCGGTTGCTTTGACAAGTCAGCAGAGAGGTGCTGGTGATAGCGGTAAGCGGTGCGGTTGGGACGGTATAAGTAGCCCCCGTGTATTGCGCCGTTCCTTTGATAACACGAACAGAAGACAAGTAGCCGTTAAAGTTTGTGGTGCCGAGTCCGTCTCCGCGACTACCAATAGATACAGGAGCAGTGCTGTTTATCAATGTCGTTGACTGCCCAAGCGTAATAGTTACGGATTCGCTTTTTACTAATGCGCCGTTACCGTAGAACTGAATCGTATTCCCAGACAAAAACAATAACCAAGAATCTGACGAATTGTTCCATTGTCCGATAAGCGTGTCGTATGCGCCTGCTCTCGCATTGAGATAAGCAAAACATTCAAGCGTAAATGCACCGGAACCTAAATCAAATGCCGCGTCATCTGGTGCGGTCAAATAATCCCCGCTCCCGTCAAAGTAGTTTGACCATGAAGTGTTGTACGGGCTGAAGTTTGAGTTGCTTACGTCACCGTTAAGCACCAGCGGAAAGTTATTGGTCGAGGCATCCTTGAACGTGCTGCTCCCTGCGCCGCTGCCGGGTAGGAGCAACGTGTTCGAGTAGAAGTACGGATCGCTTGCAACAGGCGGTAGCCCACCGCTCTCTGCGCGATCGAACGTCCGAACGCTAGTTCGGTTTGATGACCTCGACCAAGTACGCATGGATTAGAAGTTCGGCGAGGGGATCGCGAGAGCCATTGCGTAGACGCCGGTTGCGGTGTCGATGTTGGCGCGAATCTCGCCTGCGCCTAACTCGAAGATACCGCCGCCGTCAGCGCTCAACGTAGTCTCGGTGCCGACATCCTGCGCGGTGCCGTTTGGCCCCTTGCATTCGAGCTTTACTTCGCCGCCGCCCCATGAGTCCGACTCCACTCGGAACTCACCGCGTCCACCCGGCCAGTACACCCAGTCGCCGGTCGCGCTGGCATTCGATGCTAGAACAATACCCACTGCCATATCTAAGCCCTCTTAGGACGTAACGGCCTTGATGACCGCAAATGAAATAACGGGAGCATCGGTTCCCGATGCCGGGATCGTGCTGTTGTCGTTGTTGCCGACGCTGATCGTGCAACTGTTTGTGGAAACACTTGTCACCGTACAGGTGTAGTACTTGCGTGTCGCTGCCGTGCACCCGCTCGCAATGCTTACCACCACCGTGTCGGTCGAGCTGATGCTGGTGTTATTCAACGTAAACTCATCCGCTTCGTGTCCCGATAGCGTGCCTGCGAACATCGTGATCTGGCCGCAAATCTTGTTGAGCGTCACCGCTGTGGTTCGGCTCGTGAGCTGCGTGACCGCGCCACCTGCGCCGGTTGCATAACCGACCCCTGCGTTGTCTGCGGTCGAGCGTAGGTAGCCTGAGACGGTGAGATGACCATCCTTGCTGACCTTGAACCGATCAAGACCGCCGACCTTCCAGTCTGCGACGAGCGACCCTGCGGCAGACGCCGTGTCAGTGATTGCGATGTCGAACCCAGTGAACGTCGTGCCGACGTTATTCCAAGTGATATCGATATCAGCCAGCGAACCGCCGACCAGTGACTTGGGCGTGATCTTCTTCGTCTCGCCCGCACCGTCATCGACGATCGCTAGCTCATCACTCGCTGGGTCGAGGTTGACCTGCGTGAGCAGGTTGAGATCACTGATCTTCTTGGTTGCCATCAGCCGAGACTACTTGTCAGTTTAGTCGTACCCACCGCCCCGGCTAGACGCGACTCGGGCGATGACATGATAGTAGCCGCACGCCCTCTGCGCTTCGACTGTCTACGCTGTTGCGTAACACGAAGCTGCGCCTCGTCGATGGTCGGAGGTGGTGGAGTCGGCTCGATCTTCGGCATCTTCGGCTTTAGAAATCCCATAGCACATCCCCTTATCGGTTTCGCCCGCGAGTTTACCCAAGGACAGAATATTCGCGCCGATACTGTTTGATCGCATCAATCGCCCGCGTCATTCGAGCTTTGGCATCGTCTGGTGTTTCGCCGGGAAAAGGATCTGGCACCACGTTGAACTCGCAAGCAGGCAACATCATCCGCACCGCTTGGATGCCATCGTCTACGCTGTCGCGCTCCAGCACCCGAGGCTTAAGGCCGTAGCCTGCTGCGACCTGTACTCGTGACTGACCGCTACCCCACTCCTGCACCGCACCGTCATGAGGCCAGATCGTATCTGAGTAGACGTAGTCCATCGCGAGCAGCTTCTTCGCGTACCAGTCGAGGCCGACGCCGCTGCCCTCGAGGACGTTGATGATGCGCACTTTGTGTCCAATCAATTGGTAAAACCAGATCACAGTGCTGTCGCCGACACCAATGTCCCATGCCGTCCCGACCGGCTGGCCGATCACATGAGGGAACGATCCAATACGGCCTTGCACCTCAGCTGATCGCATCAGCTCATTGTAGTATGCGCCCGGAACGTCCGCATCGAAATCGCAGTAGTATTCCTGACGGATGATGGCTTCGGCTTCCTTGTCGCCACGCTCGATGCGCAGCTCCTTTCTCTCCTGCTGGATGGTCTTGAGCGGAATCGCACCCGTGTCCTCAACGGTGAGAATCTGCGAGAACCACTCAGAGTCGGTCTTCCCAAACTCAAGCAGGCGAGCAAAGTGATTGCGACCGCGGGGCGTCGAGATGAAGATCGCCCAGCCTCCGTTCTCCGCGAGGATTGGCCTGAGAAACGCCCACGCATTGGGATCAGCCATCGCGTACTCAGAGAACACTACGCCCACCGGAGGCGAACCGACGAGACTGTTGTAGTTGTCTGAGCCGACGACCTGCCACGTTGATCCGTTCTTGAAACGGATGAACATATCCTGCTCTCGCGTGGTTTCGCGTAGCTCCTGTGGGAACGCCTCATCGATACGTCTGCGGCCAGTGTGACCGCTTACCGCGTCCCAGATTGCTTTGCGTGACTGGTTCGCCTGCGGCAACATGTGCCAGTAGCTTCCGGGCCTCGCCATCATCGAGCACGCGGCCCAATGCAATGCGATCTCATCCTTTCCTGACCGACGATGCCAACTCAGTGCGAGACGCTTGCAGCCCTTCTCTAACGCTTTCCATGCAGGGATTTGATATTGACGCGGCTCCCAGCCACCCGCAGGTAAGTCGATCTCGATGTTAGGCATCGCCAAATCGTTTGATGTTGACCGTGATTCCTACGTCGCCCTTATGCTCGACCTCAGCCTTGTCTCCGTAGCGTTTGGGCTTCAGCTTGCTGGCTACCCACTTGCGGGCATCGACCATGATGCGCTTGTGGTTTGGGTCGATCGTGTCATCGTCTGCAATCTCAACGATGCGGTCAGCGTGCGACTCTGCTTGAGCTTC